TTATTTATCATTGTTTTTTAATAAACTATCAAAATAATGATCTTCTATATTTGAAAAAGCCTTTAATATAAGGACATACAATACTTCCAATGAGGTGTCGTCACCACAAGGAGATGTTACCTCATTGAACACATTAAAAGGCGCATTGTATATGATTTCAACTTTTAAATTATTGTTTTTTTCACTTACAAATATACTATCAACAAGTATTTCTATTGTTCTTCTATCTACTTTAGAATAATTTTTCAAATTATTAATTAATTTTTTACTATTGAAAATATTTTCTTTTACTTTTAACTCATTTTTAGATTCATTTTTTAAAGTATCTATTTGTGTAATTAAATCTTTTTTATTTTGTTCTAATCTTGTATTTAAATTAAAATATTTTTCATCTGTTATTGTACCATTTAGTAATTTTTCATCAAGCATATTTATTTTTTTATCAATATCTAAAATTTCATTTTTTTTATCTTCAATTGCCTTTTTGTAATCTAAATAATTATCACCATATTCTTTTAACATATTATCAATTTTTTCATAAATTAAATTGACATTACCGCAAATCTTTTCAATGTCTTCTTTTATAATATCAATTAAAAACTCTTCTTTAATTGTGTGTGGTGTGCAGACCGTTTTGCCGTATTTATGATAACTACCACATCTATAATCTCTAGTAACATTATATACTCTTTTTCTTGCTGTGGATATCATGTTTTTATTGCATTCTTTACATTTTATTACTCCAGTAAATAAATTTATTTGGTTGCCCTTACTTTTTATATCATTTGTTTTTCTTTTATTTCTTATATTTTGTGCTAATTCAAATATCTCATTTTCTATAATAGGAGGATAAAAATTTTCTATTACAACATGTTCTGATTCTGGTAAATCAATTCTACTGCCTTTTATATTTTTTCTTTCAGTTTTATGATTTACTAATGTTCCAATGTAGGATTTATCGTCAATTATTTTATAAATAGCTGTATGATACCACATATCATTACCAATTCCGTTTCTATAGCTACCTCTAATTTGCTCTTTTCTTTTTCTTGGTGTGGTTACGCTTTTTTTGTTTAATATTTCAGCTATTTTTTTACCACCATGACCGTTTATGTATAAATTAAAAATTTCTTTTATTACTACTGCACTTTCATCATCAATTATAAAATTAGGCTTGCTAATTCTTCTTCTTTTTCCATTCATATATTCAAATTCAGTTATACTTTTATCTTTTTTATATCCATATGGCGGTGTGATAACTAAACCCTCTTCTTGTTTTTGATGCATTGACGCCTTTACTTTAGTAGATATATCATAAACGTATTGCTCGTTAACCCAACTAAAAATACCTAACACTCTTCTTTGACTAGGGGAAGCTAAAAGTGAATCATATGAATTTGTAATAAATACATATCTAATATTTTTTTTCTCCATTATATCAACAAAACCAAGAATTCCATTTTGTTTTCTTCCTAAACGTGAATCATCTTTAAAAATAATCATATCACACAAATTATTATTAATTAAACTTTCTAATTTTTTTAAACCTTCTCTATCAAATAAATATCCAGATTCAGAGTCAACTATTATATCAATAAGTTTTAATTTATTTTTTTTACAATAACTTTTAATTATTTCAATTTGACTTGAGATACTATCTTGTCCTTCGCCTTCGTCATCTTTAGAAATTCTAGCATACCCATATATATATTTATTCATACTCGACCACCCTTTCTTTCAATGAGGTACACTATCATTTTACTTTTTTTGCTTTTCTTTGTCAAGTTTTATTTTTTCTAACTCAATATCTATTTGATTTAAAACTAATAATTTTAAAAGTGTATCTATGTCATATTTATTATTACATTTTCTTTCAACAATTATTTTTCTTTCCATATTCAAACATCCCTTTTTTTAATAATCTTTTTTATTATAATAAAAACAAAAAAACTAAAGAGTACAATTAAGTACTCTTCTTTAATTGATTATTTATATAACTATATAGACTTTCCCTAGAAATCTCCCATCTCTTCCCAAACTCTATATAATCAATTTTATTCTCTTTTATTATTTTATACACTTTTATACTCGTCCTCCCCAGCCCCAAAATCCTTCTAGCCTCATGTATATTTACCAATAAACTATCGCTTTCTTTAACTTTTAACATATCATACACTCCTTTTTTATATTAGTTAAGTATTAATAGAAACTCTCTTCCATAATCATTATAAAAGATAAAAGTCCCATCTCGGCTCTTCGCCCTCTAAGCGATAACGCCTGATATTTTTTACCGCTCCAAAGTATGTTTCTTGATTATTTTCCACTAACCATTTTTTCAACGCTACATTTAATGCAATCTCTAAACTTTCCCTTTCGTCTTTACTAATTAATAGCCACCCCTCAGCAACCTCACCACACTCTTCGTATGCTGTGTCTAGTAAATATTCAATTATCCAGTAGGCGTCTATTTTAGGTGTGTGTTTCTCTAACTCTCCAATAAAAATAAACTCTTCGTCTTTTCTTTCTTCTCTTGCCTCTTCAATACATTGCTCAACAGAATTTACCCCACCATTCCAAATAGTATCGTCTTTATTAAAACTCCAAAAATATTTCATATTATTCCTCACCTCTTATTTACTTAACCACCAGTCCATAACATCTTGACCAGTTTCCCAATTTGTTTCTAATCCTGCGTTTCTTCTAGCTACCAACATTCTATCAAATGCCCTTATATATGCATCGTAATACTTTGGATATCTTTCAAATGCAAATTTCATATGTTTACTCCCTGCCATAGGGCATCCAATACACCCCAATCGTTTAAATCCTTCGTCATACAGACTACAATATTTCAAGTTATTACTTTTTATATATCCCCATACATCTTTTTCTGTCCAGTCCACAATAGGATTTAGAATATGTTTTCCCTTTATTGTGCAATTTTCTAGCATTTGCCTTTTTTCTTCGTTGTCATTCATAAGAAAAATTTCTCTATTTTCTTTGGCTTTTTTTGATTGGCTTCCGTATCTGTCAAATTCTACCATTTGACGATTGTTCTTTCTTCTTGCACTTTCCGCCCACCTAACACCAGTAACTACAAATCTTCCAATTCCACCATTCTCTTTCAATTTCGTGCAACAATATCTCGACAGCCTTGTTGGTGGAGTTTTCTTTTTTTCTATTAACTTCCACATTGTTAATTCTGGATATGTGAATTCTACTTCTGGATATTCTGCCTTTATAAATTTAACCAGTTCCGGCGGATCTACTGTTGTTAAATTATAATGTGCATCAAATTTCACGTTTGCTTTTTTTGCTAAATCATAAATGACTATACTGTCTTTACCACCACTAAAAGCTAGGTAGTAACCCTCTTTCGGTTCGAACGCCTTAAATCTTTCTATTGCTACATCAATTTTAGATTCCATTATTATTCCTCACTTTCTTCATACCACTCACTTCTGCCTTTCTTGAAACTTTCACACTTCCCCTCGCTATCTAAATACATTATTTTTTCACAAACGTTCAACATACACATACATTCCCAATAAAATTTACATTCTGAATTATAACAACATAAATTAATTGCCACACTTACCATTCCTTTTAAAGTTTATATTTGTTGATTATTAATTTAAAAAAGAATGTCTATTCAATAATAAACATTCTTATATAATATATTATATTAATTTTAATTTATTCCTATTTTTTTTTATTTATTTCATTTAAAATCTTTTCCAATGTTATTTCTTTACCATTATGCATTTCAATGTAGCTTAATAATTTTATAATAGTAAAAAACAATTTATTTATATCATCGTTAAGATAGTTGACTATTAAATCCCATGTACTGTCGATCTGTAAATTTATAGGTATATCTAACTCTAATGTGTCAATATAACTCTTGACTTCAAAATAATCTATTAAGTCGCACTTCTTGCCATCATAAATTTTTGTTATAGGAAATAATTGCATAAACTCTCTAGGTGTTAAGCTTGATAAATATTTATCAGCGAGAAAATATCTGTCTAATAGGCACAGTGCTAAATCTGTATCTATTTTTTTAGGTTCAACATATGTGACAATACATTTGGTAGCTAAAAAACAAAACTTCTTCAAATTGTCCCTAGATGGATTTAAATCGAAGTTATAAGCCGCTCTATCAGCCGCATCTGAATATCTGTTATATGCTTCTATTTTTTTATTTAATCCACCTTCAATTATTTCAAATATTACCGGCATAAAATCACATCCTAGTTGGCAAACTATAAAAATTTATATTGTTTTTTAATGCATTGCAAATCTCTTCTAACTCTAATAATGCACTTTCTTCTTTATAATATCTGCCCAACTCTATAGCTATTACTCCATTTGATTCCAAACCAAATATTGAGTATGAGGCTTCGCAAGAGTTAATAATTTTACTTGTTTCCGAAACAAAAAAATGATTTATATTAATAACTTTTGAACCATCTTGTGTGAATATCCACATTATTCGTCTCCCATTTCTTCGATTTCAAGATAAAAACATAGTTCTTTAAATGTTATAACTTTTACGCCTATTTTGTTTGCAAATAACTTCTCCATTTGACAGCCCTTACTATTCTTCCAGTCGCCACATAAAACTATAATGTCAGCCATTTCTAGCATCTTAAAGCACATATTAATTCCCAAATCATAAGATATTAAGTTATATATAAATCCAGTATTATGAGTTGGGACTAGCGGACAAAAGTATGGATACCGTTTAACTATATGTATAACATGTTTCTCTATTGATAATAAATTTTCTTCCATTGTTTTGGTAGGGTGTCCGCCTAAGGGGTGGGCAAAATATATTCTTAAGTAATCGTTAATTGATTTTTTCAAACTATTACACCAACCTTTCTTTAACTTCTTAAGCTTTTAATATAAAGCACTGTAAACATAAAAATGAAATTTAATATATATATAATCCAATAAATTTTTAACATAATTAGAAGCCCTGCGATAATCTCGGCGGGTCTAAATGCAACGTAGTATACACTAAATCCCACAATGAAGCCTATACTTATTGGTAAGGTTAACACAAATGTTTCATATATTAGTTTTCTCATTACCATCCTCCCAATCGACAGGCATAAAAATCGTTTGTCCATGCAACTCTTGTTTTATATATACAAATACTCCCCTACCAAGGTCTTTAAATAATCCATATACTTTCCAATCGCATATCTTATCATTTACTTTTATTCCTGAGTTACACTCATAAGGGTCGGTTGATATACCATTGCAACTTGGACACCTGAATTCTTTCTTATTTATACTATTATAAAAGTCTTCAATTGTATTAAATACTCGAGCTGAAATACCACTTAAACTAGGTTGGTTGCATTCTTGATAATAGTTCATATACCAATAACTTCTTTTACTCTCCCACGATTCAACAATATCAAGCCAGTTAACATTTAAAAATGATCCATATTCTTTGGCTCTTGCTTTTATCCAGCTTAATTTGTCGCAATATTCGTGCATACAATTACCTTCATGTGTACATTTGTTTTCATTAAAACAAAGATTTTCTTTTGTGTCTTCCGCAACAATTGAAACTAATTTTTCATAAGCATTCATTTAATTTCCTCATTTCTTTTTAACATATTGTAGGCATTCTCTATTTTTTACATCAAATTCTTTTAGTATTTTATATTGTAGATATTTAACATAAAACCCACAACTTCCATCTTTCCATTTTGAACATGTTTCGCATCTTTTTGTAAAATTGTTAAACTCATTATTACTTTTAAAAATACCAACATATTCTACTGGGTATAGCTCACACTCTATCCTTGGTGGGGAGTCTAAATTATATGTATAATAAGTTCGCATTACCCGACCAAGAATAATTTTATCGTCATACCATAAGATATTATTACAAGTATCTTGTAAGGTTTTAAATTGATTAGACGAGTCTCTGTTTGTATTTGGAAAATAAATATATAAATCTAAATAAAAATGCTTAAACTCATCTATCATTTCCCATTTATTTTTCTTTTTTAATTTTTGAAGAAATGGAATTACTATTTTTTGGTAGTTTAAATATTCTTCTGTTTGATAAGGTTGAACATATTGTCGTTTACCCTTCCTAACTATTCTGTAGTTTAAGTAATGATTGTTAGATGGATTAATCGGTAAGATAAACTTAAACTTTTTTAATCTAACCACCCCTCTCCAGTATGATTTAGAACATGAGCAAGTATAATTAATTTTTCATGGTTTGAATATTTAAATTTTTTTAAAAAACCAATAATCATTGTTGATGTTTCCTCTAAGTCATACAAGCTTTCATCGTTTAATTCTTTGATATTGTTTGATATTTGACTTTCAAATTGTTTTGAAAAAATCTGCATCAACATTCACTCCTATTTCTTTTTCTAAGATTTTACCAAATAGACATAAGCAATGTGAAAATATTACAAGTCCCTCCGCAAGACTATACTCATTATTTATTATGGAGTTGTAAAAACTTTCTGATATATCGTTAATTTTATCAATACTTTCCTTTGAGGTATCGTCAATTATAACTTTTAGAATTTCTTCATATTTTTCTGAAAACACATTTATTCTCCTTGTGGTTTGAAATTTTTTAATTCTACTTCAGCCAATATTTTAAATTGAATTAAATATTTTTTATTTGGACTCGAATTGAAATATTGTATTTTTTGAACTATAGCAATTACAGGTGGGGTTGTATTTAATTCTACAATATCACCCTCTTTAATATAATTATTAGGATTTATATCAGTTTCTTCAGCTATTACGCCACTATATTGGTTAATGAATAAAACTATCTGTTGTTCGTTACATTTTATTTTGCTTGGGAATTTCTTATAATTATCTTCCAGTAGAGCCAACGCCACCTTTCCTTTGGTTTATATTAGCGAAATCATTATCAGTAATTTTATAATTTACAAACATTCCCTGCACAACTCTTTCGCCTTGGTTGATTTTGTAATCATTTAATCCGTAATTGTGTAGTGTTATTATTATGTTTCCATCATTATCTGGATTAGAATAATATGAGCTGTCGATTAGCGATACGTTTGTGGCAAGATTAATTTGGTGTTTAAGTCCTAGGCTGCTTCGGATAAACAGTAATAAAACCTCATCTATTGGTATGCATACTTTTATATCAGTATGGAACGTTGCATTCCCACCTTTTGGCACTATTAAATCTATTGGTGTAAAAAAGTCGTATCCTGCACTTCCTATATCTGACCTTATTGGTAAGGTTATTTCTTTGCTTTTGTTACGTCTGTGTTCATTTTTTACTAACTCAAAATATCTCATCAACAAACCTCCCGACTAATTATATTTGTTAATTATAAACATTTGATTAAATATACTTTCTAATACATTAACAACTATTGAATTACCTGCTTGTTTATATAATTGATTGTCGCTAATAAACTCGCTTGCTTTATAGAAATCACTATCTATAAACCCCATTAATAACCAAGATTCTTTAGGTGTTAATCTTCTTATTTGAATTCCATCATATACCCTTTTATCCCCACCAGAATTTATTGTTCTTATAGTTCCAATTAATTCATCTTTAAAGAATCTCACTCCCTCATCTATTCTTTCCTCGAAAACCATTACAGTTTTAGGGTCTTTATAATCTCTTGCATATAATGTGGGAGAAATATCTTTAAACCCATGATATTCTCTTGCAAAAGGGCAATATGCTATTTTAGGTTCTCTGTTACCACCTTGACATGTAGATATAGTAGGACATAAGCCATTTTCATTGTAAACTCTTTTAAGACAATCATGTCCTTTTATATCAATTTTACCTACACAATCTAATTTACCAATAACTTCTGAACCTAATCCTTTTTCTTTTAATATAGTTATTAACTTTTGGGTTCTTTTCTCTGAATAATAATATTTATCATCTACTTCATTTTCTAAAAAATCTTTTACTTTTAATATTAAATTTTGTTTAGGGGGGAATATAAAATTCTTATTATCAATATCTTTTCTAAAACTAACAGCAAATACACGTTCTCTAGTTTGTGGTATTCCATAATCTTTAGCATTAAGAACTTGATAATATGTGTTATATCCTTGTGAATCTAAATATTTTATCCATAAGTCAAAATCAGGCTTAAATTTTTTAGATACCAAATTTTTTACATTTTCCATTAGTAAATATTTAGGTTTTTTAGTTTCTATAACTTTCCTACACTCCCATAATAAAGAGGAATGTGTTCCACTATCTTCTGTTAACCCCTCCATTTTACCAGCAATTGAGATACTTTGGCATGGAAAGGAATAAGTGAACAAATCATGGTCTGGTATTTTTTCTGCTTGTATTTTACTAATATCGCCAAGATTATTACTCAATTTATCAGCAATAAATAATGTTATTGCTTCTTTTTTACTAACTTTTAAATAACCTTTTCCTTCGAGTTTTTCAATTAATTCATTATAATTTATAAAAATATTATGCTTGCTTATGTATTTTTTAAATTTTTCAATTTTATCACTTAAATCATGATGCATAGCGGCATAACTTATTATTGCATATTTATCAATTTCACATGTTGCCACTATCTCACAATCAATTTGTAAGTTTTTTAAAGCCTTAAATTGAGAACCAATACCTGAAAATGCTTCAAAAACTCTTAACAAATTTTCACCTCTTTAAATTATTTGATAATCAACAAGCCAATCTTCTAATTCACTACTTTGCATCCATTTTCCTTCTGAGGTTTTAATGGTCTTTGGTTTTTTTGTTAATTTATTTATCTTTAATATTTTAAAGGGTTCTATATTTGATTGTGTGTATTCTTTTTTACTTACTTTTATATACTCAATTTTTCCATTTTGTAAATAATATAACTTTAACTTAGGTGTATATTTATCATAAACCTCCATAATATAAGTCAAATCTTTTGCAACATCGTGGAGCTGAGTGATGGGTTGCCCAATAAACATTATTTCTTTGGTTAGTTGTTCTTGAATTCCTAACTTTTCGTTTTTATTTAATTTGTGTATAAGGCTTTCTAAAATTTTATACCAATCTAAATCTCTAAATTGTTTATCCGTTTCTTTACTACATTCTTTTATTATTATTAAATCTTGAAATTCTATTTTGTTTTTATTAATTACCTTTTTATCAAACCAAATAATAAATAATTTATAAACTTTTAATAAAAAAGCGTTTTCCCCAAACTCAATAAAATAATTCAGCAATATTAATATTTCTAATTGATTAGTTTTAATAGGTAATTTTATTTCTTTTATATAGCATAGTAAATCTAAAAATGTTTTAAAATTCATATCCTTTAATTTATATAACTCTTCGCCTACTTGATTATTGAGATGTTTAATTGATCCTATTCCTTTATATATTGAGTTGGTTTCCTTATCAAAAAAATATTCACCTTTTGAATAGCGAAACTTTATCTGATTAATAGTTATTTTTTTATATGTCGCTAACTCACTTCCCATATCGAAGTCATCATCGTTTACTGCACAATTAAAAAATGCTGTAGTAAATTCTAAAGGATAATAATATCTTAACATTGCACAAGTATATCCAACCATCGAGTATGCTGTTGCGTGATTTAATCCAAATTGATAATCTACTGAGTCCATAATTATATTAATAAATTGTGTTACCTCTTGCTTTGCTATTTCGTATGGTTTGTTTGATTTTGAACAATACCCATCAATTATCTTAGGCATCATTTGATTAAGTAACTCAAAGTCTTTTTTGCCAATACCTCTGCGTACCGAATCTGCCATGCTCCCACTAAAACCACAAACATCTGTTAAGAATTTAATAGTATCTTCTTGAAATACCAAATAACCTAGATTATCTTTTAATAGTTCATCAATATGTTCAGATGGATTTTTATTTTCTATGTGGTTTAAAATTTTATCCCTATAACTATCACCACTCGGTCTTAATGCAGCGTTAACTAAGCTCATATCATGTATTGATTTGGGTTTGAATTGTTTTAAGCATTTATATGCATGTTGTGACTCAAATTGAAATATCCCAGCTCTACAAGATATCATGTCTTCCCAAATTCTTTCGTCTTCCCAATCTATTTCGTTTGATTTTTTGTAATGTTGATTTATATACTCATATGTTTTTTTTATTATGCTAATATTTTTGAGTCCTAAAATATCAAACTTAACAAAATTTAATTTATCAATACTTTTCATTGCAATTTGAGTTATTAATTCATTATTTTCTCCATAATATAAGCCTATATTATCGTTTAATGATATTGGTGAGGCAACTATCCCCGCCGGGTGCATCGAAGAGCTAATTATAGTGCCTAATAATGAATCAAAATATTCAAATACTTTAGGGTATTCTTTTCTTGCTTCTGCTTCATCTTCTTCATAAATAGATTTAATTAACTTCCCTTCAATTAGTGGAATTTCTAATGCTCTGCAAATCTCATCTATAGTCCCCTTCTCCGCTATTGTTGAAAATGATGTGATGTATGCGGTATGGTACTTAGGAAATCTATTTATTATATAGTTAAAAACTTTTTCTCTATCGTTAGGGTCAAAGTCCACATCAATATCTGCTAAGCTTATTCTTTCTTCGTTACAAAACCTAGAGAATACTGTGTCCCAAACCAAAGGGTTAACGTCTGTTATGTCTAATAAATATGCAATTAAACTACCTGCCACGCTACCTCTTCCATATCCTATAGGAATGTTACTGTTCCAACACCAAGTCGAAAGTTCACTCATAAATAACATAAAAGATAACATATTTTGCTTTTTAAAGGCTGACATTTCTTCTTTTATTCTTTCAATATAAATGTTTTTGTTATGATTTGTTATTATATTCAGCTTAATTTTTTCTTTAATTTTTTTTTTAGCATTTCGTTAATCTCATATTCAATATTAGAATAAATATTTGGATATTTATATTCTTTGTTTAGCTCAAAACTTTCTACCAAATCAGCAAAACGATTAGTATTTTCTATGGCTTCTAATACTATTTGCATAGGTATGCTATCTTGCTTTTCGAATTTATCAACTAGTTCATTATAAGTTTTAAAATTTAAATCAAAATAATCTTCATCTATATATATCATTTTTTTTGCCTTCTTTAATATCCAGCGACTTTTACTCTTTTCTTCGTTAATATTGTGTGTATCTGTTCCGGCAATTAAATTTAAATTATATTTTTTAGCAAAAAATGATAAGAGTTTATTATATTTTATTTGCTCAGCAGTATCATGATATTGAATTTCTAAAAAAACCCTATCTTTGTTTTCGAATGCCCAATTAAAAAAGTCTCCTAGTTTTTGTGAATCTTTATTTTTCATGAAGTGCCAAACTGGTGAACCTAAACAAGCAGTAGTAATTATTAAGTTATTTGATGTTGAGTACAATTCTTCTAAACTAATTCTAGGTTTATAATATTTGTGTTTTTCATCATTTGATATTGAAATTAATTTATTTAATTCTTTAACACCTTTAAAGTTTTTTGCATATACTCCTATATGAAAATTATCTGCAACTTTATTTTCAAATGTTTCAGTAACATACATTTCAACACCATGTATATACTTAATACCTAATTCATCGCACAACATTTTCTTTTGCACCCAATCAAATATATTACCATGATTTGAAAATGCTATAGCTTTCATATTTAACTCTTTTGCTTTGTTAATATAATCTTTATAACTAGTCGTGCTGTCGAGTATTGAATACATATCATGTAAATGATAAATTACATAATTTTTCATATTTATCTTCCTTTATCGTATTTTTTAGTTTCCCTGTCTACAATATCATTGAAAAATTTAGTATATACTTCAAAGTAATCTTGATCTTTATTTTCTTCCATTAGTAAAGATAATAAATAATGTATTGTATGTAACGAACTGATAGTTAAAATTACATATTCTTTATTTAATTTATTTATATTTGTAGCGTAAAGATTTGTAAGTGATTCTAACTCTTCCTGTAAAGAAAGATTTAAATTAAAAATTTGACTATTAATGAAATATACATAACCAGTTACTATCGCAAGCATTATAATTAAATAAACCATTCAACCACACTCTTTCTATTTATTGATATAAAAATTTTGTTCATTAATGTAATTTGTATAATAAAAACAATGTTTTTTCACACCGCATAACATATTACAATAAAAAGAATCTTTGTTAGTAATTTTTTCTTCTCTGAACCAAGACTTTTCTTCATAACCTCTGTTTATAATTTTTTCTATTTTGACCTCTACATTGTTAATAACATTTTGTATTCGTTCTCTATTAAAATCAAAGTATACATAAGCTTCGCTAATATAAATTTGTTTTTTTACATTGAAATTTAAGCTTTCTAGTGAATTTTTTTCTATGCATTCATTAATTAATAAGCAAGTTTCTATTGAGTCATATCCATTATGTTTTAAAATTCTTTTTAATTGACTACTAAAATCTTTAACAAAACTGCATCTTTCATATATTGCTTCTTTATAACTTCCGTTGTTAAGGGGGTATTTTACTTTAACATATCTAATGAAATTCCATCTTATTTTTATTTGATTTAAATTAATATTTAAGTTTTGTGAAAGTCCCAAAGCATAAAGAAGTAATTGCTCTGCATATTCTTCTTGTTTTTTCTTGTTGTATATCGAACTTGTTTTCCAATCGGTTATTACTAGATTGTTATCCATTCTACTAATTAAGTCTACATAACCAATAAGTAAATGTTTGTTTTTGATATTTATAAATAATAACATCTCAATTATTGTCTTACCTATAACTTTTTTATGTTCTTTGAAAAAAGATAAAATAGATTGATAATAATTCTCAGACATCTTTCGATTTTTATCCATATCTGTATTAAATACATAAGTTTTTAATAATAATATAAAATGTAATTGAAATTCTTCTATCATTTGTTCCTGATCTATTTCATTATTATAAAACTTTTCTAATATACCATGTACCAAACTCCCCATAGCAGTATAAATATTATCTTCAGATTTTATTTCTTTAATTTTTGATAAATAAAATTCATAAGGACATTTTATATTTAATCTTGAATAGCTATAATAATCTAAGTTATTGTTTTCGTCTCTCATAAAATCATATTTTATTGGTATTTTAGGCTTACTTCTCATTTTTACACCACCTCAATAAATTCAAATCTTTTGTATTAAGTCTATTATTATATAATCTTAACCAGTTACCATACCCCTTATCGACTGGTGAGTTTTTTAAATCTAAAATCTTAAATGTATCAATAACCGCTGTACAATAAAACAACTTTTCTAATCTTTTTACTAAATCAATGGTATAATCTATAAAAATATCGTTGTCTAATGCAAAAATAACCTCTTCTAAGCTTTCTATTTGCAACAATATTTTGATATGTTGCTCGCTCATTTGGTGACTACCTAATGCAACTCCAATTCCTTGATGCTTCATAAAAACATCTAATTTTAAAACTGATTTTTCGCTTTCGAATATTATTATTTTTTTTGACTTTACAATGTTGATATAGTTTTCACAAAGTCCGTAAAAGTTTATTGATTTAAAAGTAAAGTTATAATAAGATAAATATTTTGGTATTAATAATTCTTTATAATTTATTATCTCAGTTCTACCAACTAGCCCCATTAAAATATCTTTATTATCCCATTTGAAGTGTGGGAAAAGTATTCTATAATTAATAATATCCAACCTTATGTTAAATTTTGATTGAGTTTCTTTTAAAATACCTTCTAACAGCAATATTTTTGATGTTTTATTTATATACTGATTTAAAATATTAGGATTAATAAAATTAGTATTATTGATAGTTTTTTTATTTTTTTTTCGTATTTGTTTTAATGTTTCAAATCCATAATTATAAACATCGTTATTTTTAAAACTTACATCTCCCTTTAAGGAGAAACATTGATGAATCAATAACAAAGAATCGTAAAAGTTTATATTAGTTATATGTTGAATTAAATCAAAGATATCACCATGTTCCGTTTCACCATTTGTAAATATGTTAATATTTAATGAATCTTTAAATATTCTTATCTTTGTGCAGTTCATACTTTCCGGTAATGCACATCTATATTCTTTGTTATATTTTTTAATTCTATGGCAACCGATATATTCTAATAATTTTGGTAACCTATAGTCTATGTCGTTAATAATATATTCTTTTATTTGTTTTTGATTCATCTTAATCTTCCTTAATCAATCATGTGGAATTATTGTATATCCTATCTCATTAAAAGTATTTAAAGCATAATCTGTTTCAGCGACTAATTGTATTGCATCTCTGCCGTTTCTATTTTTATCTATAAATATAATAACGTAGTTTTTTGTTTCGTCTAATTCTATAGGTATTTGTGATTTGTTAATATAATTAAATACTTTCAACGGACTTCTACCATTTGGATATTCTTCAATTCTTAACTTTCTTATCATTAAGTTTACAGAAGCGACATCGACAATGTTTTTGCTAATACCTATAGAAGATTTATCTAAAAATCTTAACCTTGAGTGACCTTTTGTTATTTGGTAGGTTGCAAAAAAATGAATATTTAATGATGTTTCCTTAATAGTATCGTAAATCCATAAACTATCTTTCATTAATGATAACCACTCTTCATTTGTCGTGTCGGTTGATAATTTCAAAGTATCAAGCATAAAATATTTAAAACCTAGGCTTGCATATTTTTTAGTTAATTGTATTACCTTTGAAATTTTATAACGTTCAAATGGGATTAGCAAAATATACTCATCATCTTCCCATTTTTTCATTAGTTCCATTGCTTGTTGCAAGTAGAACTTTTCTTCATTTGTAAAATAACCTACATTGAATCTATTTTTATTAAATTTACCTTTTAGTACGTTATTTATTATATAAACTAAAAGCTGTTGTTGGAATTTTTCTTTACCCTCTTCATTCATAAAAACAATTAGCTTTTCTTTTTTTTCTAATATGCTTGGAAATATTAATTGTATGCTAAGGGTTGTTTTTCCTTCACCAGATAAGCCCCCAAACAAATAAAGTTGTCCTTTTGCTAGTCCGTTTATTTCGCTAGATAGTTTTGGTGCTATTTCTAGTGGCAACCCTTTATTGGTTCCGGCATCTGCTTTTGAGATCATATCCGCCATACCATCAAAGATATTATATGCCTTTACATTAAAATCAATTTTAGCAAATGAATCATTTAACAATGTGCTTATTATTTCATAAACTCCATTTGCGCTTTTTATTTGCTCAAACGCCTCATATAGCTTTTGATTAATATTAAATCCTAGGTTTATTAATTTTGTTAAGGCTATTAGGTAATTAAAATGATTTATATAACTTTCAAAATTTAAAATATTGACTTCATTTACAATTAAGTCATTAAGTATATA